TTTCCTTATGTTATGTTTAAAGATAATTCTAATAACAACTCTCCTTACAAAGAACTTGGGTTGGAAATTACAGCATCTAATTTATGTTCAGAAATCCAGCTTCCTACTGATAGTTATAACTCTTTTGTATGTTGCTTAGGTTCTATTAACCTATTACATTGGGACCAGATAAAAGAGACTGACGCAATTGAAACATATGTGTATTTCTTAAATGCAGTAATGGATGAATTCATTATTAAGTCTGAGACTATGCCGGGCATGAAGAGAGCGTTTAACTTTGCTGAGAAGCATAGAGCAATTGGTCTTGGTGTGTTAGGATATCATTCTTTGTTTCAATCAAAGCTTCTTGAGTTTGACTCATTGCAAGCTAAAGGATTGAACAGTGAAATCTTTAGAACACTTAAAGATAGAAGTGAGATTGCTTCTAGAGAGTTGCATAATGAGTATGGATACACGTCTCTTAGAGAAGGGTATGCTAACACCACTCTTATGGCCATTGCTCCTACTAAGTCTAGTTCATTTATACACGGTGCTGTGTCTATGGGTATAGAGCCTATCAAGTCTAATTACTTTATTAAGGATCTTGCTAAGTCTAAGACTATTTATAAGAACCCGTTTTTAGAAGAGGAGCTTGAGAAGTACGGTCTAAATACAGACAAAACTTGGAAATCTATCTTAAAGAAAGATGGTAGTGTTCAACACTTAGATTTTCCTACAAAAAAAGTATTTAAATCATTTGTTGAAATATCACCAAAAGAGATTGTATTACAAGCAGCACAGAGACAAAAGTATATTGATCAGTCACAGTCATTAAATTTAATGATTGATCCATCTGTGTCTGCCAAGCACATCAATCAACTATACATGTACGCCTGGGAAGAAGGTGTCAAAACTTTATACTATCAATTTAGTAAGAGTAGTGCACAAGATTTTGCAAGAAACATTTTAGAATGTAGTAGTTGTGAAGGTTAGGTTATTATTACTGTTGGTTTGCCTAGGTTGCAAGCCACAGTATAATCCTGATAAAGACCCGGATGTATTAGACTGGTATGTTGATGAAGGAAAACTTATTATCTATACTAAGCAAGATTCAATACAAGATGAATATGATAGAGCTAAATATATTGACTCATTAAAAAAGGACTCTATTTTCTAAGTCCTTTGTGATTATCAATTCTATCTAGAATTTTATTGAGTTCTTCTGTTTTTATTAAGCCTGCCATTGAAGCATTCTTCAAAGCACTTATAAGTTGTAAGATCATAAAAGGAACTACAACTACTTCTGATAACCAACCTGTACCATTAAATCCTTTCTCTACCATAAGGACTACTGTCAGGATAGCTACCCAAACAAAAGTGTTTCTGGTAATTCTTAATGCTTTGTATGTTTTAAAGCCTTCTCTTTTACAGCCTGCCCAAACCCCAAAGATTCCATCTAACCATAATACTGAACAAACCGCCAGGTATTGTTCCATGTTTTCCATTGATAAATCAAAAAAGTACGTACATAAGTACGTGCAGAATGCTGTTATGCTCACTATGAATAGTTTAGTTGTCATTGTTAAATTTAATTTTCTTTTGTACTCTTATGGGTGCAACAACTTTTACTGGCTTTACTGGTTTAATTATTGGTATTGTTACCGGTCTCGTGTGCATTACAGGAGGACTGTATGTATTTCTCACATTAATGTTTGGAATATAATATCTACTCCAATTTCTATATTGCCATTCTTGTCTATACTGATATCTAAAAGGATCATCTTGACGCAATATTCTAAATTTAAAGTCTCTAACAGGAACAGCAAGAGTATCTCCTTTTTCTGTTATAGTTAAAATACTTTTAATTTTATATGTTGTGGATATATTATATGTTCCACAAGATGAAACCATTCCTAACATTAATAATAATAATAATCTTTTCATAGTTTACACTATACATCTTAGCCTGTATACTATAATATAAGTAAATTATATGTCATCTATCAGATTTAAACCTGTTAATTTGTCTTATTTAATATAGAAATCAGCATTTTTAATATAGGATTTCCATTTTTGTATTGAATAAACTATTGGGAATACATCTCTAAAGTTTTTGTGAACTTTAAATTCTCCTTTTCTATCACCTCTTTGATATACATATGTAGAATTAGATAAAAACTCTTCTTCATTACCGGTTAATTTTGATAAACCATATCTAGCATTTCCAACAATAAACATTTCTAAAAATTCTGACATTTCTGTTACAGACCTAGCAGAAGCAATAGGAGAGTTTGCCATTTGATCAATCTGCTTAGCACCAGCAAAAGAAGGCATAAATAATACTAGTTCTTTATAAGCTCTATCTGCCTGGTATCTTGTTAAGTTCTTAAGTCTTTTTTCAAAATCAGTATCATCGTCATCTCCTCTTAAAATTTTATCAAGTATCATTGAGGTAAACATAACACTAAACATTATTCCTAATTCACCCATAGTTCTATAAAAACCAAATAGTTTATTCTTAGCTCTTTGATCCATGTTACCTCCTTCTCCATACTTTCTATCTACACCATACTTTTCATTACTATAAAAGTTTACTTGAGCATCCATATAATCTTTACCCATTGTTTTAAAATGAGTATTCTGATTTACAAAAACTTCTTTCATTGCATAATTTATAAATGATAAAGCAGATCTATATCTACCTTCCATCCATCCTAAGTTTTGATCAAAATATTCTCTTTGATATCTTGCTCTAATTGCAGGAGCTACCCACTTTTTAAACTGAACAGCAAGATTTCCTAAAGTATGAGATTGTAAAACCATTCTATCGTCTTTAGCATAGTTACCGTGAATTTGCTTGTTGACTTCTCTAATTTCATTTCTTATCTCATATCTCATATCATCATTCCATTCAACCTTTGTACCATCTCTTTTAATAAGAAACTTATATCCTGGTTTTAAAATGTTGCTGTGAGTTTTTGTATCATATTCAAAAGCATCATATAAAGATAAAGCATTACCTCCCTCATCTTCTATCATGTAATCCATTAAAATAGCCATTCCAACTTTAGTTTGAGAGTTATACTCGGCAGCATCCTGCATTATATAACCCCATTCAGTTGCTCTATCAAACCAGCTTTTACCTCCATCAGTAGCAGAACTTTGTTCACGTAGATCAGCCATGTTATCCATCATTCTAAATCTGTCAACAAAAGCCTCATATTTATTATTAGGCAATTTTTTATTATAATCTGCCTTAGCTAATCCGGGTATTACTCCTAATGTAACTACGTCAAGTAAATCTTCTGCACCTCCGTGTGATGTTCTTTGTACTAATGCGGGCAGGGCTCTTTTATTAAATTCCCACGTTGCTCTTTTAAATGCACTTTGAGAATAGAATCTACCCCCTAATGCTTCTACATTATTGTTTAGTCTACCAATTAAGTAGTTATTAAAGTTACCAAACGGGTTAAATGCTACATATGATAAAGAAGAAAACTGAATAATACCATCAGCTATTTTATCAAATGCACCTTTAGTTACTAATTCATTATCATAATGAACCATTGACATAAACTTTTTAGCTCTTCTTACAACATTCTTTTGTTGTTCTGTTCTATTAACTTTAGTACCTATGTTAGATATTACCTTATTAGCTGTTCTACTAACTAAGTTTAATCCAGCTGACGGAGCAGGTGTATATGTTCTCTCTTCAATAACTTTAACAAAAGCATTTAATGTATCATCAATTTGACCCATTGTTTCAAAGTTCTCTGCCATTGCACTAAACTTAAGTAAACTAGAAGCCATATCTGTATCTATTTGACCCAATGCCGGAGTAGACATAAGCTTAGACATCTTACCATTTAAAATAGCAATATCAGCTTTGTATTGATCTCTTGTTATTTTGTTCTTTTTGTATTGACCTTTTAATATATCAATATCTTTTTGAACACTAGCTCTTTCTTCATCTGTTCTTGGTTTACCTGTATAGTATATTGGAAGTTGATTTATTATATAACCCTGATTATCTACTTGTATGTTTTTTTGCTGCTGAGTTGTTTTAAACATATTCCAGGCCTTAGTACGGGCAGCCTTAGCGTACATCTTACTATATAACGTTCCTTTATTAGACACTTGATCTAATAACCTATTCATTACTAAAGGTGCTCTTCCTAACATGTCAGCTGCTATACCAATAGGTATTTTTTTAAGAAGGTCTTCTTCAAACATACTTACATACATTTCATAAAACTCTCTTTGTGCAATAGATAACGCATCTGTTTTACTAGGATCCATAATATCTTTGTATTTTGGATTAGTCATGCTGTCACCGTTTCTTGGCTCTAGTACTGCTTCTACATACTCTGGTCTTACAGCATCAAACTCTTCTCCCACAATCTGAATTGTACCATCCGGTGTATCGTTTACCCTGTTTGCCTTTGTATAAGGCTTTCTATCAAAGTACCTAGCACGGTATGTAATCCATTCTGCATGTGGAACGTTTTCTCTTTTTTGCCAATAACCCCTTGTAGCTGCTTCAGTTCCAGGATTCCAAACTTCATATTTAGCTCTTGCATTTTTAAATTCTTGAGTATACTTATGGTACATCCCATCAATTAACTTATCATTTTCATCTTTATCTTCTGCTTGAAAAAAATCACTGTATGCTCTTTTCTTATTAGCTAAGTCTATGTTATACTTAAGATCTTCTCTGCCCTGCTTTGTTTTTAGGGCTTCTTCTAAATTAAATACCGGTCTATACTCATACCAAGTACCTTCATTATCTGATAAAACAGATCTTAATTTATCTTGTTTTATATTATATTTTTGACTTAATGCTTTTACATACTGTCCACTAAACACTTGTTCTCCATCAATTTCTACAAACTCAAGCATAAAATTATAAAGATCCTTTAAATCTATACCAGGATTAAGTTTAACTAGTTTTTGCCCTGCAGCTCTAATTATACTTTCTCTTTGTGATACCTTATCTAATAATTTTTGTGTTTGTATCTTTCTAATTTTAGCCATGACACCAAGTAAAACATCTCCAGATGTATCCATGTCTCTAGTCTGATACTCTACTCCATCAATATCTGCAGCAAATTCCATGACCAAATCAAGATCCTCTTTAGTAAAGTAACTTCCTTCACCACCATAATTATTACTGGACTTTTGTCTTACTTGCTCTTGAACGTAATCATATAACGCATTGTCAACAATACCTCTGTTTGATTTAGACCCACTTAGTGCATTAAGCTGAGTTTGTAATGATAAAATTAAATTTTTCTGTGTATTATTTAAACCAATTAAATCTGTTAACTCATATAGACCTTTAAATGTTTCTAGATATTTTTCAAAGTGTAATGCATATGATAAATACTCAGGCTTATCAATGTTGTTAGGGTCTTCCATATATGCCCTAAATTCTTTTATTTGTTGTAATGCATCCTGTAATACTTCAGATAAAACAACTGATTGTTTTCCGGCATCTTCAGACAATGCAATTGCAATATATGCAATGGTCTTTGATATCTGATCAATCTCTTTCTGCTGTGTAGACTGAATGTAAATACTATTCTTTACTAAAGGTATAAGATCTCTCTTAGCAATTAGTTTACCCATATAGTCTTCTAGTAGACCAGCATGAATATTATATTCTGTATAGCCTTCTGCATCCTTTTTATCTTGCTCTGTTGTTTCTGTCTTTTCATTTTTACCATCCCACCTTGCATTGTATGCATCACGTTGTTTTTTGGACAAAGAATCTTTCTTAGCAGAATTTCTTGATATAGGTATTAATTTGTTTACTTTATCTAACTGTGTGCTTATTGGATGTGGCTCAATTCTATCATAATTTATTTCACCATTAAATACTTGATCAACACCTTTTCCATCAACACCTACATGGAAGTGTATGGTTGCCATAGCAAACTCATCATATGCAACTTCATAGCCCATATTCTCAGTCAT